CATTATTTGGTGGACAAAAAGGAAGTCAGATAATACAAACAAATGTCAATAATAGTAAAACCACTAGTTCAAAAAATGTAACTTCTAACTCTACATCTATCATTGACAATAATCCAATATACAGGACAATCAATTCTCAAGCGACTGCTTAACGAGGATTTAAATGGTCTTCGGTTAGTATCTTAAATTCCATATTGTGGTCTAAACAAAACTCTTTTGCAGAATCCCACTTTGCTTTATTGATACCCCATGTTCTAACTTTATTGAACCAAGCACCTGTTCTGCGTTTAGGACTTTTTTCTGGTGGTGTGCATTGATGTTTAGGTTTAACTTCAATGATGTATTTCTTTATATTACTATTCTTATCACGAACTTTTACATAAAAGTCTGGAAAATATCTATGATAACGACCATCCCACGGCGATACATATGGTATAACCAATTCTTCACTACCCCATTCAACAATAGATTTAGTGGTATCACAATACTTCATCATCTTCAATTCCCATGATGAACGATACACTATGTCATAATCGTTATAAATACTTTAAAATCACAGGACTATTTATACATGGCAATTGATGTATTCAAAAGACAAGGCAAATCTGCTGTTACAGGACTACTAGGAAAAAATCTAAGAAGGGTTGCTGGTAACATAGGTAGTGTCATTCGTGGTGATATTGGTGGGGCAGATTCATCTGTTACTGCACCAATTAATCGTACACAACAATCAACAAAGATGTTGACATATCCTATTGATGTGGGCGCTGACCCTGGCATTGGTAATAATGGACATTATATTATGTTTTTTATCAATGAACAACAAAATGCTAAACTAAAATTTGGTGGTGGATATGCTGCAGAGGCAAATGCACAAGATATGGGTTTAGAAAATATAGTAGGTGAAACTAGAAAAAGAAAACTAAAAGGCCTAACTAAAAATTTTGATACAAAAGCACAAAGTTTTTTAGATATGTTTTCCCCAGATAAAATAGGAAATCAATTACTAGGTGGACTAACTGATAAAATAGGTGGATTTGGACTTGGTACTAAAGGAAGAATTAAAACAGAAAAGAAACATCAAATTAGGTCACAGAAAAACCAAACAGTAGCATTTGAAAGACCACCAACAAGAAGATTAGACACAGCAATATCTATGTATATGCCACCAACAGTAAAAACTTCTTACAAGTCAAACTATACAGATACATCCATAGGTGCATTTGCTGGAAAAGCTATAGATGCAATAAACGACCTTAAAAAAGGAGCAGATGTAACATCACCAGAAGTAAAAGAAAAATTAACAGCTGCAGTTACAGGTGGTGCTGAGGCAGCAGTAAGAGGAGTTGCAAGAGAACTTGGTGGTGGGATAATAGAACAGATAGAAATGCAAAAGGGTGAAATTATTTCAGACAGAATGGAATTAGCATTTAAAGGTATAGACAAAAGAACTTTTGATTATACTTTTAAAATGATGCCTAGAAGTAAAGAGGAAGCTGATGAGATTGCAGAAATAATTTATGCATTTAAATTTCATATGTTACCAGAATTAGGTGATGGTGATAAAACAGGTAGGAACTTAAAAGTACCAAGCACATTTGATATACAATACATGTATGTAAATCAAGAAAATAATTATTTACATAAAATATCAACTTGTTATCTATCAAGTATGGATGTATCCTATGGTGGTTCTAAATACACAACATATGATGGCAATGCAGATGGTGCTCCACCTGTTGAAACAGAAATAACATTACAATTCCAAGAAATAGAACTTATTACAAGAGAAAGAGTAGAAGAAGGTTTCTAATATGTATTTTAAACAATTTCCAACAATACCATATGATTCTAAAGGTACAGGTGAATTTAAAAGTGTTAAAAATTTACTTAGGCGTGTAGGTATTAGAGCAAAAGTAAAAGCTAATACTATGTTATATGATACCTATGATGTTAAGAATGGTGAAACACCAGAATCTATAGCATTTAAACTATATGGTAATGCTGAATTACATTGGGTAATTATGATGATTAATAATATTACAGATAGATATCATGATTGGCCAATGACAGAGGCACAATTTTTACAGTTTCTAAAAGACAAGTATTCAAATATTGATGGTATACACCATTATGAAATATCTCAAACTTCTGGTAATACTAAAAAGAAAATTGATATTGGTACAGACAATACAGATTACCCATCTGCAACTTTAATTACCAATTATGAGTATGAACAAGAACAACAAGATGCTAAAAGAAAAATAAGATTGTTAGACCCTAGTTACATATCACAATTTACGGAAGAATATAATAACTTAATTAGCGAATCAGTAATATAATGTCAAAAAATTATTCGTATGCAGGTCAATTTACATTTGATAAAGTAAAGATATTTGCTTCATCAGGTACTATCGTAGATGTATCAAGACTTGTTACGGGTTTAAACATATATGAAGATTTATACAAAACATGTTTAACTGGTGATATTACTCTTGTTGATACAAATAATGTTATTATGGAAGCACCTATTATTGGTCAAGAGTTTTTAGGATTTAAATTAATAACACCAGGTTTAGATGAATTTGCTTTAGATTACAGCACTCATGTATTTACAATTACTAAAATACTTTCAAGAACATCACCAAGACCTGGTACTATGGTTTATTCTTTAGGATTTTCTTCACCAGAGGGATTAAGAGATAATAGAGTTAGAGTTTCTAAAAGTTATACAAATTCTATTGATGCTATTGTTGAAGATGTATTATCTGCTTCACAATATATTAATACTAAAAAAACATTATTTTTAGAAGAAAGTAAAGGTATAAAAAAAATGGTAGTTCCATATGTGCATCCATTTAAATTAATCAATCAATTAAAAGTAGATGCTATATCAAAAAAACATGATTCACCACATTACATGTTTTATGAAAACACTTTGGGTTTTCATTTTAGAACTTTAGATAGTTTGTATGCACAAAAGGCTTCAGCAGAATTTAATGCAACTGATATGGGTGGTGAAATATCACTTGAAGATGAACTTAAAAGAGTATTAAAATTTCAAATCGTAGGCAGTAATGATATGTTACTAAATGTTGTAACTGGTATGTTAGCATCAAATACAATAACTCATGACATATATAGAAAAGAATATAAGTATGATGATTTTGAATATATTGCTGACTTTGATGAAAACAATAGAATTAATTACGAAGAAAATAATCATCCAATATACAATGATGTACCACTAGATGAGTTTGATAATACAGTTTCTATGTTTACAGATGCAAAGAGATATGTTCATCCAACATCAACAATTATAAATAATAGTGATGCACAACACTATGATACAAGTACTAAATCATATCCGTACACTGCCAACAACATATCAAAGACAATCATGTCTAGAAAATCTAAACTAGCGGAGTTAACACAAGGAATGAGTATAATAGTACAAGTACACGGAACAACAACATTAAATGTCGGGTCTATTGTTAATATGACTGTACCTGTAACAGGTGCAAAACATAGTGGAGAGGATAACGATATATACTTATCTGGTAGATACTTAATAAAATCATTAAGACATATGTTCGATTTTACAGATAAAAGACATAGTTGTGCAATGACACTCGTTAGAGATACAATCAATAAAGAATTACCAATAAATGATTTAGCAATAGAACCTAAAGCTGAATCTAGAGGTATAATATCAGAATTTTATTCATAAAGGAGGTAAACTATAGT